CTAGTTCTTCAGCCTCCATCCCAACTGCTCCCTGATTCTCTCAGGGCTGGGAGGTGGCTCATTGGAGTTGCGCCGCTCTGTCTGATACGCCCTTACCTGCTCTTTCGATGGCTTGGTGATCATAGCGGCCTCCAGGCGGACAAAATCCACCCTAGTGTTTTGATAGTACTTTCTGTATCACAATGATGCTAGCGGTAAATTGTGATCACAGTTGCGGCATTTGCCACACCATCCTCGGCAGGGGCAAATCCAAGCAATAAACAATGAATGCGTTCCCCCTTTCCGTTATTCGAAACTGTCTGTTTGTCGCCGTCTTCAACAGGTCATTTGCAACGAACCACCCCACAGCCTCCGCGACTGCTGGCGCACTGAAATCCCCGTTTCGGTAATCATCGCCGTGCGAGTAGTAGTGCAGCAGGATTTCCAGTTGTAAGGGGGTCATCACATCCCCCACATGGCATAGTTAAGCTGCTCATGGCAGAAGCGCAGCCGGATAGAAAATACTTCGCGTGACATACCGAGCACCGCAGCTTTTGACTTCTGCGGGCGCTTGTCGCGATACTCCAGGCGAAGGATTTGCTTAAACAGCGGCGCGAGCTTTTCCACTTCCTCGTTCAGCCTCTCCACATCGGGCGGAATCTCCCTGAATGTCTCGGTGCTGCGGTTGCTGTTCTGCACCCGCTCATTGGCAAACGCCGATTGCTTGGGATAGCCCGTACCATATCCATCCTGGTAATAGCCCGCCCAGACCGTCAGCAACTCCTTGATTCTGTCCATGTATTCCCCTTTCTCCCTGTCAAACTTCACGCCTTCACTTGCTGGCCGGCTGTACCTGTAGGCCGGCTTCGCATAGCTCTCTTCTTTCCCTTGTCTTGCCAGCCCCAGAAAGAACAAGTCTTCGTGGCTTAGTTCTAGTTCTTTAGTCATGCCGTCCATGCGTGCAGATATGGTTTCAGCCATTCCCAGATAGCCGGAATGCCCCAGAATATGAAACCGCACAATAGGAACCCAGCTATTACCGCAAGAATGATCATCTTTAAGATAGCCTCGCCTATCGCATCTCCAATTCCGCCCATCCCTTCCCCCTTATCCAATTAGCTGCGCAGACTGCGGAAAGCAGACCACACGAACACGCCGAACGACGCCGCCGCGCATATCGGCATCACGATGTATAGTCCAATTGCCTTTACGACCTCAATGTCCATATCCCCTCCTAGCTAACGTCAACTTCGCGGAGCTTTGCCCCGTCCCATCCTTGAACGAGCAGCCTAATCCCCGCCTTCCGCACCGCGCCCACGTTCTCATGCTCGGCTATCTTCTTTACCCTGGCGCTTACGTTGCTGTAGCTGGTCGCCTGTACGCCGATGATCTCGTTATCCCCCAAGCACCAGATGTCGATAAAGCCGAAAGCGTCTTTCCTGATACGCGCGAAGGCGTGCCAGTATTCAGCGATGTCGCAGGTATAGCCGCGCTCTCGCATCTCTTTTAGGCTTCGCTGGGTGGGGGATACTTTGCTCATCTAGCCGCCGTAGTTGTTGTACTTCTCAATGCGTTTTCCGCAGTGCTTGCACATGAACACGGTCTTAAACCAGCCGCCGCCAACCCTCTGGCTGTAGCGCGATTCATTCTCGTCTTCTGTATGGCCCCATAGCCAGCAAAGGAATCTCACGATGTCGCCTCCAGTTCCAAGTGCCTGCGCTTGATGGCCCTTGCGTCTTCCAATGCGTTATGCGGGCAGGCAGAAACAGCGTCCAAGTCGCGCCGAATCTCCATACTCAGCAGCGGCGTATCGAGGCGATAACCGGGGCCGGTGATAAGAAAGTTGCAGAAGTGGGCGATGTCTTCCGGCCAATCTGCGACTAGGTGCACGGAATCGAACTGCGCTAGAAATCGTGCGGCGGACGATTGCAGCGCCTCTATCGACTGTGGCGCTTGTCCTAGTATCGGCATCACGTTTACAGCAACCCATTCACCGGGGTTGTCGCAATACGTCACGCCGTACCACTCTCGGCCATCCTCAGCAACCAGCGCCATTGAAATCAGGTCGCCTTTGAACTCGTTGAACTCTGTGTCGATCCAGATACGCATCACTTCCCCTTTTCTCGTTTAGCTATTTCCCGCTGCGCCCGCAATATCCGATACGATCCTCCCAAGAATGGAAACCGGCACGTAAATCCAGTACAAGAACCACATAAGCTCAGTGGCATTGATTGCCTGAAGTACCTTGTAGAGCAGGTAGTACCAAATTGGAGCAACTACGAACACTGTTAGCAGTCCTACAATCACTTTTAATGCTTTCATCTCACTTCCCCTTATGTCTGTTGTTCCACCACTCCAGCCGCTTTACTACCGTCTCTCCGTCTGCTGCCCTGTAGTGCTCACAATTGCGCTCTGAGTGAATGCTGGTGAACACTCCGCCGTACTGCACTCCGTCTATCTGGATCTGCTCATGTGGGCAGGTTCCCATGCCTGTCTTGGCGTGTTTGGGGTTATCCCGTAGATTGATCTTGGCGCAGTCGATGCACTTCACGCCGTCAACAGCCACAGAAAGCCCGCCGCAGCAGCAAACAGCACAGCTATCAAGAGCCATACCGCTGCCTGTTCTTTGGCTGTTAGCGGCTCCATGTCAAAATCGTTGTCGTTGTCTATCATTTGGTTTTCCCTTCAATTTCTGCCAGAAGCGAATCAACGGCCGTATCTACCTCTTCGCTCGCGCCCTTGGCGTCTTTCAGCATTCCCGAGAAAAACGCGCTGTAAATCTCATCAGTCAGGATGTTTTCCGCCGTTACGGCCGGATAGCCGAACGTCCTAAGATTCCGCACCCCGGACGTAATCAATTTCTCCCTCATTTCCCTTCCCCTTTCTTCCAGCCCAATACGGGCGTTTCCAGTTTCTTGCTCAGCATCGTGCGTCTGTATGTCCTCGCCTTCCGCTTTCCCATTTCTGGCCTTTGCTCATGTAGTAGCGGGCCGGTTGCCAGATGGCCCTTTGTTACTGGCTCTTTCATGCCTTCAATGCTTCTCTTGCAAAGTTGATCTGTAGCGGTGAGAGCTTCGAATCACCCTCTTCTGCTCGCTTGATGATTCGCCGCGCCCATAGCTTGTGATCCACCTTCGCCTCCGCCTTCTTGATCGTGCCGGTAGCGTTTAGCTCGTTGATCATCTGGGTAGCTTTCTCTTTCGAGAGGTGGCTTTTGCCGGGCTCTGGCAGGGCCAAGCGTGGTTCAGGTACGGCAGGCCATGCGCCCTTCTCGATTTCGTCGGCAAGGGCTTTTTCCCATCGTGTTTTCAGTTGGGAATAGCTCTGGTTCTTGAAGTCGAATGCGCCGATCTTTTGCCATGCCCAATAGACGGCAGGGCTTGACCACTCGCCTGCTTCGCCCATCTCCCGCTTTTGGCCTTGCTCCAGCGCTTCGTAGTAAGCGACCGTGGCATCTATCGCGGGGCGGCATAGCTTCTTGAACTCGGGGAGAGTCGGAGGCCAATCTCGAGACTCGAGCGCATCCAGTCCACGGCGAATCTCTTGCGGCAGATACCCGGCCAGCTCTCGAGACCAATGCGCAATCAGCTTGTCAGTCGAGGTGCCTGCCCACTGATCGACAAAGCGCTTGCCGTACGTGAGGAACATGCGGTCAAGCATCTCCTCCACCCAGCGCTCTGGCAGGGCTTCAGTTGATGTCGATAATGTCAGGTGGGTCATGTCGTTTTCCGCTTATCCGGTCGATGAGGCTTTGGCGCTGTGCTTCCTTCGCTTGGCTCGGTGACGCTCGAGCAGGCGCTCGCTCGTTCCGCACCCAGTTCCGCCACGTTGCAGGCCAATCCGTTTTCCGCCCCTTCACCCCTGGCACGGCAATCCAGAAATCCCTAAACCGCTTTGCAACCTCGAGAGGCTGAAGCTCTGGGCGCTCTTTTCGGCAAAAGGCAATGTCCTCGTCCGATGGCGACCAGTCAGCAGGCAAGCGCGAAGCGCGCTGCGTGTCTTCTCTGCTTTTTTCTGGTTTATGGTTATTGGTTATTGGTTCTTGGTTAGTTGAACGGGTGTTCAACACGTGTTCCTTTGTGTCGTCACTGTTCGTAAGTGGTTGATTCTGTTGAGTCTTGGCTGCGGCTCGAGCTTCTGCACTGGCCTTTCCTGCTGCTGATTTCTTCTGAATTTGTGCCTGATACTCGGCAATTACCTGATCGCAGCGAGCATGTGCCCAGCCCTGTTCAGTAGGTGTAAAGAACTCGTTCAACACCTGTTCAACGGCTGTTCTTTCCTCTTCATCTCGAGCCATGAGCTTGCGGCACAGCATGTTCATGTCGGCGGTAAGAGGCTGCTCGGTGTCGTAGTACATATCGAGCATGTCGCGATACAAAGCCCGCTCGAGCCTCGAGAGGTGCCTTGTGGCGTTGTTGAAGTCGCCTATGTGGTGCGGGTAGTAGTTCATTTGACGCGGACGAGCCCTTCATCAAATAGGGCGAGCATGGTTCGCTCGAACCCGCGCTGCCAGTAATACTTCTTTTCTTCGTAGTCCAGCTTGTTTCCCTGATCGAGTTCCGCATGGCAGGCAGAGCAGCCACGAGCGTGGAACACGTCATGAGCCTTCAATGCACCGCCCTTGCCGTACTCTGTCCAGTTCGCATGACACGCCACTACAGTTTCCGGGTTGCCGTTACAGACCCCAGGAATCTGCAAGAGGCAGTCTTTGCCCCTTGCTGTTTGTAGTAAGCGTGGATTGCGGTAGTTCATTCGATGCTCAATTGCTCGCCCTGCTGGGCCTTGGCTTTCGGATGGCGGAGCGGGCCTTGCTCCCACTGGCCTTTAAACTCGAAACCGTTTGTTTCCATCTTCGACAGGAAGCGATGACGGCGCTGTGCCGCAGGAATGCAGTTCGCCTCGTCGTTGAACTTGTAGAGGCCAAGATCGATCTTGCGATCACCGTTTTTCTCAACTAGGAATAAGCGCATCATGGGACGATCCTTCCTGTTTTCTCTTGGATGAAATCGGAGACAATCTGAAGCGCTTTTTCCTTGTCCTTCAAGGCGAGCGCTTGATAAACAGCGTCAATGTCGAGGCAGAGATAGTCTTCGCGGCTCGCAAGCTCCCTTTCAAGGTCTTGGGTGACAAGCTCGGACATAACGTCATCCGTCCAAACCTCTGCTGATACAGTTATGCGTGTTTGGCTCATAGCTGCTTGGACTTCCACTCTTTGCTGATCTGGCCTTCAGGGCGATACGGAGGCTCGGGGAGATACTTGGATTGCAGCGGGCCGGATGCGTACACGCTGACCTTGTAGGGAGCCTTTACGATTTCGCCTTGATGGCCTCTGTATTCAGGGTTGAAGTGCTGGATGACGAATACCTTGATGTCGTACTTGTCATCAGCACGAACGAGGAAATCACCCAGCGCGTTCTCGCGAAACAGACGGCTGACATAAGGCTGTGTGAGCCCGAGAGACACCATGAAGCGGTCCATCTCCTTCATGGTCTGCGGACCTTCCATGTAGATGTGATGGAGGAGCTTGTAAGCCGTGGTGTGCGGGAATGGCATCTTCATGCTGGCACCCGTGCATCTTTCTTGGCGCGGCCACGCAAGCGAGCGCGGAACGAGCAAATGGCCGTCAGCGTCTTGCGATACCACTTCTCTATCTTCTCGTCTTCGTGCGTGTGGATTACGTTGTCATCCAGTGACTCGTGAGCGGTGCCGATCATCTGGCCCAACTGAGCAGCAGCGTTAGAAGCAGCGCGGTTAATGCAGTCGTCGGAGACTTGATGCAATTCCGTGGACTCCATCGCAATGTGATGCAGACGATTGTTGAAGTTGTGCAGAGGTGCCGCCCAATCTTCCATTCCGGCTTGACGGCAGATTTCCATGATGGCAGCGGCTTGCTCGAAACCGATCTTGTTCGTCCCGGCTTGTGTCAGTTGATTGCGCAGGATGCCGACCGGCGTTCCCAGGATCTGAGCCACAGCCTTGATGCCTGAGACTTCCGTTCCCGGGATTTCCGGGTAATCGCACACCAACAGATACAGCGCCTGACTCATATCGACTTCCGACCATTTGCACGTCATGTTTTTTTCCCTTTGTTATTCACGTGGAACGTTGTTCTTGTTTCACTTAACCTTGCTACAACTGCTAATTGGCAAAATTCCTGTGATGCAAAACGACTTGATCAATCTCAAAAACTCAGAAAACGGCGAAAATTTTTTAGCCTTTCCCTATGAAAGGGAGGCAATTCCAATCGTGGTAAATTTCGGTTTCCACACTTCAATAACCACGAAAGCAATTACCTATGGCCTACACAAAACACACTGCTACACAAAAGGCGGTAGACGTAGTTATCGCCGCACTCGGAAGTGGCTCAATCAAGCTGAATGGCTCCAATGCAGAAAAATCCAACGCCGAGGGTTACGCTATTGCGGACGCGGCTTATCTTTCGAGACTGATCGGCGACCTCTCGGCTTCGCTACAGTCGGAGTAGCGCCGGCATATGCCGCCAATCCAGCTGTGAAGGCTCTGGCGGCGTCTTCGGCTGCCTTTGTGCAGTCATGTCCGCGGTCTTGGGCTGTCGCAATCGCATTGCCCACCACGTTCAATAAAGTCTCGTATTCGTCCATCTCACCTCCGAATAAAAAAGGCGGTCAGCCGAAGCCAACCGCCACAATTCACGCCCTAAGAAATCTGTTTGCTACTAACCCTAGCTTTCTTCCCACGCCTCAAATACGCCCAGTCGCAATCAGGCCGCAGTTCCTCACAGGACACAGCAGCCCCCGATTCGCGGTCAATATTGATTGCCAGCGATTCGCCGCACTGCTTGTTTCCGTAAGCAACTTGTTGCAGGTAGTTAAGGGATGTGCCACAGCGAGCGGCAAAGTTCTTGCGCTCTGGAACTGGAAACTGTTTCAGGTAATCAAGGAGGGTCATGTCTACAATTTACCCCTCGGTAAATGGTATGTCAATACCCGTGGGTAAATATATGTCGCAGAATGTACCCGGCGGGCAATTACCCTCAGGTATTTTACCTTTCGGTAGCTATCAATTAACTTCGTGTCTACTTAAGCACTGCGCACCGAAGTTTTCTATGGATGAGCTACATAAGAGGCGGATCGAGACTCTGAAGCAGATCCGGGACACCGAATTCAACGGCGTCCAAGCAAAGATGGCCGAGCGCTTGGGCGTACAGGCTGACTATTTGTCACGCGTACTAAATGACCGAAAAGGCCTCGGCGGCGATACCGCCCGCGAATGGGAAACAAAGCTAGGCAAGCCAAATTACTACCTTGATGGCGTTGTTGTGACAGAAGGAAAGCTTTCGCTTGCCTCTGCTCCGCCTGATCCGTCATTGGTCAATCCAGAACAATTGATCAAGCTCGCCCAGCTCTTTTGTGCATCCAGCCCATTAGGGCGAGAACAGATATTAGACGCCGCCGAGAGCGCTCAAAAGTTGGCCGTCAGTAAAACTCGGAAGGCTTCTGGGGACTAGCGTAAGTATTGGTGCTTGGCGCTGCTTGGCAGCTCGTCGCGATGCCACATCCAAGATGTAATCCTGGTCTTCTTGTTTTAATGATTGGAAGTCCCTTACGAGACGTTCGATTTTCTGCTGTTGCATTACCCCTCCTACATACCGGCAACCTGGTTTATAAACACCTGAGTTTCCGGCAGTTGTGAGTGCCTTGCGGGGATCAGATTACTGTATGCACGTCCAGTATATCCAATTTTCGCGAGTCGTCCAATTGAAACTTTTGATAGTTATTCGGTTGCCGGGTTGCAATAGTTTTGCAGATTCCTGACGCCGGTCAAGTAGTGCGGGTGTAAGAGTTTGTGACCGCTTTCAAGCATCCCATAAACATGGGACGCATCTCGCAATTTTGGATCAAAGAAGGATCGAAACAGGCGAAACGGCACGCCCCTTTGCCGACACTGGAGATTGAGATGAAACGCTTTCTGGTTTTGGCATCCCTCGCCTTCTGCGGGCAGGCGTATGCGGGCTGCGTTGGCACGGGAATATACAAATCGTGTACCGACGACAGCGGCAATACTTACAATGTGAGCAAGTATGGAAATACAACCCATACGACTGGATCTAACGCGCAGACCGGAAGCACCTGGAGCCAAAATTCCACCACATTCGGGAATACGACGCATCACAACGGCACCGCTGCGAATGGGCGCACATGGAGCGGCACGACCGCAACGTACGGGAAAACCGATGACAACCCGCGCAGCGGCATCACCATTCACTCTGGCGTAGACAGTGATGGCAACGTGTATTCCAAGACCTGTACGGCGTACGGCTGCAATTAAATAAGAACTAGAAAGGGAGTGGTATGAAGCGGATAGCCATAGTTTCGCTAGGTGTTTTATTGTGCGCCGGGTGCGCATCGTCTGGCCCTGTTCAGGTAGGTCCAGATACTTATCTCATCAGCAAGCAGAGCGCAGGCGGCTTGTTTGTCACTGGCAACACGGTCAAAGCCGATCTTTTGAAAGAAGGGTCAGCTTTCTGCGCCTCAAAAGGTAAGGACATGGAAGTGGTATCAGCCGAGGGCAACAACGCCATTCCATTCGTGCGCACATCAAATGCTGAAGTCCAAATCAAATGTGTTCCGAGGTCTGCCCAGTAAGATGAACTAACGGCGGCACTGCACAAACCATTAAACCGGCCAAGCGCCGGTTTTTTTACGTCCAATGCATCACAGACTATCGAAACGCGCAAATCGATAGAAATATTTTCGCCCTCAGCGTTGCCCCCAAGGTACATAAAAACTCAAATATATTTACCCAAGGGTATTGACTATGTATTTACCTTTGGGTAAAGTTACTCCATCGAATCAGCAAACAGATGGAGAGACAGATGGCAACAGTAGGCACCGGCACCGTGATTCGCGAGCTTGAACTGAGCGTCAAGTATTTCGCAGAGCCCGCAGAGAAAGACGTGGGCCATCCCAACAGTGTGGAAATCCTCTCCGTGTCGATCAATGGCGTGTCTATTCCGCTGACCAAGGAGCAGGAAGACGCCATCCGCGACGAGATCATCGAAAACCACTATTACGCGCATTAACTCATCGGGCGCTCAGGCGCAAACGAAGTGCCCCCGGTAGCCACGGTGACGGGGCAAACCAAATTCTAGGAGAGAGAAATAGTGAACAACTTCGGTCAATACATCACCCCGGAACGCGCTATCGCGGGTGGAGATACCCGAACACTGGAGCAACTTCAGAAGATCGCAAAGCGCCGTGCGCGCACTTGCAGCAACTGTGACGAACTCGAATGGAAATTTGCGGACTGTGGAATGTGCTTCTCCTGCACTACGGGCGAAGCAGATGCATCAGACGACTTCGAAATTACAACTGATGGAGCGGCACGATGAAAGAAAGCTCGGTATTCACATTCAACCTTGTCTCCAACACTGGCTATGAAGCAGAAGGTGAATACCCTCGCGTCTCGCCAGCTCAATACGGCCAAGTAATAGCCGCACTTGAGGGCACGTTAATGAACGTTTCGCCAGCCAAGGAATTGCTAAATGCGCTGCAAATGATCGCAGACGGCCATGGGTGTCCTGCTGCGCTGGCTGCCGATGCAATCGCAAAAGCAACGGAGACAGCATGAACGCCGCACAGAACGTAGTCGAGATGATGCAGCGCTTTCCTCCTCCTGTACGCGAGGATGCCGCAGCGCTGATCCGTCTTATTTTGGACGACGCGGACACAAAGATAAAGAGTGCTTACCGGGTAGCGCTGGAACACATGATTGAGTCGAATTAACCAGAGGAGAAAAAATGACCAAAGCAGAACTACAAGCCGAACTCAGAGAAATTAAGCGCCGCCATGACGAAATCATTGCCGCTATCAGCGCAATTGATCACGCACCTGAAAACAATGTCTTTGCCTCGCTTGAGGAAGCCTCAGCAGAGTTGGAGGAGCGCTTACGCGACGAGGCGGCACAGGACTGTGAGGGCTCGCATAACTGCGGAGCTGACGTGTATGTGCAGGAATTTATCGTTGATGGCGTGCATTACGTCGGCTACTTGCATGTCGAGTATGGCCGTCACGACAAAACATATTACTTCATTGACAGTGCTCGCTTCGAGTACGCGAAAAAAGGCAACTGAGTCTCCTCCATCAGTTTGCAATGGAAGGTAATCGGAGCTGCCAGTCCCGATGCAGACAACTGGCACCAAGACGCATGCGCTCTGGCCCTTGCCGCCGATGAAACCAGATGAGGCGGAAGCAAGTGGTAACTGGTTTCCAGAGCGCAGTCGTGTTGGTGAATGCGCATGAGATGCGCGCCGACGCTGGTTCGATTCCAGCGCCCCGATCACCGGGGAATTGCCTGAAGGCGGCTTCCTTCCGAAATGCTGGAAGCCTAACCACCAACAGCATGGCGGACATGCTCAGAGCCGCACGGGAGTCTGCGCCGTAGAGGTAAGCAAGCAGGCCGCTTAACTAGGGGGAAGACATGGAACTAGACGAATTTGATGTAGTGGCGCGAATCGCTTTAGTGCTTAGCGTGATGGCGCTCTTTATTACGGGGATGGCGGTATGAGTGAGAAAGATACAGGCGGTTACGCATTTCCCCTTCCTGCAACACCACGCGAGCATTACACCGAGTCAGAGCCGGGCATGACATTGCGCGACTACTTCGCGGCCAAGGCTCTTGAAGGCCATTGTGCGCATTCTGGAGTGGGCGCTGCGGCAGGCACAAAAGGCCACGTGACAACGAACTGCTATGCGCTGGCAGACGCCATGTTGAAAGCGAGGGAAGCATGAGCAAACCTGATCTATGGGCAGAAGCAAGGGAAAGCGCAGAGCGGGCAAGAGCCAAGGCAAAAGTCCCGTCTGTCTCCCTTCTCAGCCGTGACTTTGACTACGTGGACGCCGCGAAGACGAATTTGCAGGAGCGTTTCGCACGTATCAAGGCAGAACAGAACAAGCAGCAGAAGCAAGTGAGAAGAGTGAAATGAAGGTTACAGACTGGTTCCCCGCAAATATGACGCCAGTGCGCGAAGGCGTTTATGAAGTTGTGTTCGGAGACTCGCTTGACCTTTACTACAGCTATTTTGACGGCTTGCGATTCAACGGCGGATGGTGGTCTGCTGAAAGAGCAAACAACAACAGACACGACGATGACCACGGAATAACGGCATGGCGCGGTCTAGCGGAGAAGCCGGAATGAACAGGTATCAGACATGCAGATTAGGCCGCATCCGGGCCTTTCTGCGGAGATGGTGGAGGAATTTATGAGCGCATCCAGTAGGCACTTCTTCCAGCTTTGCGAGGAAGAGGAAGCCAGAGAAGCAAGGGATTGGCCGGAAGGCCGGAGCATAGAGCCAAAACAGATTGAAACACGGGTTGAGCGCTTACCCGAACCAAAAGCGAATGACGAACAAATACCCTTTTAGGAGAAAACATGGCATTCGTAAAAGCCACCAGAGAGAAAGCAAAGCTACGGCTTGCGCTCACGGGGCCAGCTGGATCAGGCAAGACACTTGGAGCCCTTCTGATTGCAAAAGGTCTTGGAGGCCGCACAGCCTTCATTGATACCGAACGCGGCAGCGCCCGCCTCTACAGCGATGTGCTGGATTTTGATGTGCTGGAGCTGGCACCGCCCTTCACGCCTGAAGCCTATATTGCCGCGATCAATGACGCGGTAGAAGGCGGCTATAGCAACCTGATTATCGACTCCACTTCGCACGAATGGAGCGGCACGGGCGGATGCCTGGAGATCAACGAAGCCACCGCCAAGGCGAAATACAAGGGCAACACATGGAGCGCCTGGAACGACACCACGCCGCGCCACCGCAAGTTTATTGATGCGATGTTGCAGGCGAATCTCCACATTATCGCCACAGGCCGCAGCAAGACAGAAACCGCCCAGGTAGAGGAAAACGGGCGCAAAAAGGTTGCCAAGCTGGGCATGAAGACAGAACAGCGCGACGGGTTCGAGTACGAATTCACGGTCGTTCTGGACATTAGCCATGACGGGCACTTTGCCGTGCCTTCTAAGGACCGTACAGGCGTTTTCCGTGGCGATCCCCAGCCAATCACCGAGGAGACCGGCAAGCGCCTTCTGGCATGGCTAGATAGCGGCGCAGAGCCTTCTGAGAAGCCGGTAGAGCCGACATTGGCGGACAGGCTTATCGCCATCAAGAGCGCGACCACGATGGACGAGCTAAAGACCGTCTATCTAGCAGCAGCCAAAGCAGCGCAAAAGCTTGGAGACGATCACGCGCTGGCACTGTTCACAGACGAAAAAGAAGCAATGAAACTCAAATTAACCACCAAGGAGGCAGCGTAATGGCATCGGTAAATAAAGTGATTATCGTGGGCAATCTGGGCCGCGATCCTGAGGTTCGTTACATGCCTTCTGGCGACTGCGTTGCAAATATCGCAGTAGCCACTACAGACAGCTGGAAGGACAAGACCACCGGCGAGAAGAAAGAGCAGACCGAATGGCACCGCATTTCATTCTTTGGAAAGCTAGCCGAGATTGTCGGCCAGTACCTCAAGAAAGGCTCTGCCGTCTACATCGAAGGCTCGCTGCGTACACGCAAATACACGGACAAAGACGGCATTGAGAAGTACAGTACGGAGATCAAGGCTGATTCCATGCAGATGCTTGGCGGGCGTCCTAGCGGCTCACAGGGTGATGATTCCCAGCCTGTGCAGCAACGCAGCGCCCCAGCATCATCTGGCGGCTCCTTCTCCGACATGGACGACGACATTCCGTTTGCCAATCCGTATCACGGCAAGTATTGCTTCGTAGCGTGACATGAAACGCGTCTACATCATCACTGAGACGAACCGCCCCCATATCTGCCAAGCGGTAGAGACGGCAAATGTCGGGCAAGTGGTGCAGATCAGCGACATGACCCGCAGCCTGGAGCAGAACGCCCTCCTTTGGCCGTTGCTGGAGTGCCTGGAGAAGCAGGTGGACTGGTACGGCCAAAAGCTCACCAAGTACGAATGGAAGGATGTCATGACGGCAGGGCTGAAGAAATCCAAGGTCGTGCCGGGCATCGATGGCGGAGTCGTGATCTGCGGGCAATCCACAAGCCAGATGACAAAGAAATACTTCTCGGAGCTGATAGAGCTGATCTATGCGTTCGGATCACAGCAAAAGCCACCAGTGCGGTTCGTACAAGTGCCATAGATCGGCTAAGGGAGGAAGCATGGATATAACAGAACTGAAGCAGAAAGCGGAAGCGGTAGACGGCCAATTCCCTCTGACTGTATGGGAAACCGAAGACGGAGACCGTTACGAGTGCCCGCTATGCAATGGTGACGGCGAAGTGGATGGTGACATCAGCTACAGCAAGGGTGCGAGTGGCATCCAGGCATTCGGGATCGGCAAAGACTTAAACGACATGAAAGCGTACGTTGATGCTTTCACGCCATCCACTGTCCTCTCGCTAATAGCCGAGGTTGAATCCCTTAAGGCGGATTTGCACAACTACATGAACATTGCGAACACTGAGGCCAATCTCGCCACTGAGTTAAAGGCCGATAACGCATCCCTGCGTAAGCAACTGGAAGAGGCAGAGCAGCGCCATTCAACGCTTGAAGTTGAGCATTGGGCCAGCAATCGGATGATAAGCGCTCTCCGCTCCTCCATAGACGCCCAGGCAGAAAGGGCTGTGAGGTGGACGCTTGACGAATACGAGCGGCAAAGTAATGCAACTCTCGATTTATTAGGACGAGAGGCGGTTATTGCCGCAGTTCTCTCCCAATTAAAGGAGCAGAAGAATGGATAACTTCCCCGCAACGGCAATCGTGCATTGGCCTACTGGCCCTGTCGCAGTGTGTGAGAGGCATGCGCTTGGGTTACTGGGACTTGCTCGCTTCCTCGGTTCACATGTTGGAGTGTCGCATTCGTCAGGCGGCGAGCAATGTATGAACTGCGTCAATGAAGCCGCGAAGGAGCAGAAATGAGCCGCGAACTGATAACGAAACTTTGCGAGCAGATTGGCGCATATGGCTTGCAGTGCAGCCAAACCAACGAGCTTGCCCCGACTACTGAGTTTTCCGACACCATCAAGCAGGTTGAAGCTGCCCTTGCAGCCATAGACGCACAGCGGGAAGAAGCGCGGAATGCCGGTTTGGAAGAAGTCGCAAAGGAAGCCGACCACTGGCACCAGATTGGCGGCATTGACCCGAAACACGTCTGCGGCCAGTACATAGCTGCTGCGATACGTGGGCACAAATCTCCAGCACCCACGCCAGCACCGGAGCAGCAGAAGCTTCGCGATCAATACGAGTCTGAGAGTGCTATGGCCGAGGATCTAGCCGCCATTGCCGCCGCCCCCTCGCAGCCATCCAGCATGACCGAGCGGGAAGCGCCTACGGAAGCATGGCTATTCGAGTGGGAAGACACGCACGGCAAACGCGCAATTGTTTCGAGATTCAGAGACGAGCCAGCTTTCCTTGGCGCATATGAAGGCGTCACCGTAACGAGCCTTGTACGCCGCGCCTCCATAGCATCCAGCACAGAGGACAAGGATGCGGAGCGCTTGGACTTTCTTGAGGGCGAGGAGTTTGTAAGCCTGCACCGCTATGACGCCGTATATGGCGCAGACGGCATGCCGCTTGAGAAAGTGCGGACATTCTTCCAGCTTGAAACCATGAAGGGGCCGCTTGCGGAGGGATCAACGGCCCGCGCTGCCATCGACGCCGCCATAGACCGCATGCGCTCCGAGGGAGGGAAGGCAGATGTTTAACCCGTTTGCACCGTCTGACACCCTGTTTGGCATGCGGATATATGAAAGCCCGCTTGTTCCGAAGAAGCCGCGCTTTCAACTGGCGGAAAGCGTTCCAGTGACACAGGAGTTCCGTGATGGCTTTAACCACTGGGCGCGTGAGTTCTTCGGCGAGGATGAGCAGATATTGGTTTACCAAGACACGATTTTCGCATCGCCTGAAACTATGAAACTGATTCGTTTGAAGGTGCAGCCATGAACCAAGCCACAATTAAACTTAGAGAGGCGCTGGAAGCCTTGTATGTAGATACTGCCGACTACATCCGACTTAACAATCTTGGCGACGTACACCAGAACCAGAGCATGCGGATGGCTCGTGACGCCCTTGCAGCATCGCAGGAAGCCGACACTCAGGAGCCGGTAGCAAGAGGAAACGAGCATCCGGCCCTCGTTCAAGACTTGGCGATGACGGTACGACGATTGGTGCGCCGGTTAGAAAAGGATAGCCCCGGCACCGACACGGCAGCTCAGGCATTGGACTTTCTACGTCGCAAGGGCTTGCAAGGCTCCATTCTGCGCGCCGCCCCACCATCCCAGGAAGCCGACACAGTGTCGAGCGAGCTACCGCCGCTGCCTGAATACGGCATCAACACGGCAAGCCACATCCATACGCGGATTAAAGGCTACACCGCCGATCAGATGCACGCCTACGGCCAACAGTGCGCCGCCCTCTCCCGCGCTGCCGTGCCGCCCGAACCAGATATTTCGGATCGTTTCAAACAAACAATCATTGATGCACTGCTGAATCATCGCCTGATCTATACGCGTGAAGGCGATGGCGGCACGCCTTACCTGCTGGTAGACATGCTCTCACCATTCGGCGGAACGATTGCTCAAGGCGCGGAAGAAATCGAAGACATTGCCGACGCGATTATAGAGGCATCTTGCGAGCTAGTTGGTCAACTAGATAGCGAAGATGCAGCCGAGACTCAGCCATGCCATTGCGCAGGCGTTGAGACAGGGGCGAAGTGTATGCCGGGGTGTGATGTGCCGGAAGGATGGATGCCGGTGCCAAAGTACCCGACGCAAGCAATGCGCGACGCAGGAAACTGCCAGCTTGATCAGATCAAACGCGAGCCAGGAATGGAGCACGCAGACCGTGCGTTCTACGCATATTGCGCCATGCTGCACGTCGCCCCGGTTGCAAAGGAGTATAAAAAATGAAGCCTTATGTTCAATGGAATCACATTGACGGCCCGATGCTGTCTTGCAGTGATCATCAGGTGCATTGGCTTACTTGGCGTGAGCGCTTTGCATTATGGCTTGGGCTCACCACGATTGCGGAAATCGACGCAAAGATTGTCGCCGCCGCTCCATCAGAGGAGGCGAACGGATGATCATCAAGTGCAAATGCTGCAAACGGGAATTCGACACCCAGAAACAGCGCAAGCAGCATGAGAAGGACGCGCATCCAGAAGGATGGCTGAAGTACACGCTCAAGCAAATGGAAGCCAAGGTCAGCCGCCATGCCGATAACAAGGGGGATACGTGAGCGCTACTTTAACAAGGCCCATCTTGCGCTACCACGGCGGAAAGTGGCGGCTTTCTCCTTGGATCCTTCAGCATTTGCCAAACCACCGCGTATATGTCGAACCGTTTGGGGGAGCCGCTTCTGTGCTTCTGCAAAAGCCGCGCAGCTATGCCGAGGTCTACAACGATCTTGACGGCGAGTTGGTCAACCTTTTTACCGTCGCCAGGGATCGCGGAAACGAACTTCGAGCCGCTCTCGATTTGACGCCATTTGCCAGGAAAGAATTCCTCCTCAGCTATCAGCCGAGCGAGGATCCTTTAGAGCAGGCCCGGCGAACGGTTGTCCGGGCTTTCATGGGGTTCGGCAGCAATGCCCACAACAAACCTACCGGCTTCCGCGCGAACAGCAACCGCTCAGGCACCACCCCGGCGCATGACTGGAAAAACTATCCAGCAGCTCTAACCGCAATTACCGAACGCTTGCGCGGAGTGGTCTTGGAAAACCGGGACGCGGTAGATGTGATGCTTGCCCATGACGGAGATGAAACGGTTCATTACGTGGATCCGCCCTATGTAGCCGCAACCAGGGACAAGGGGGCAGATTACCGGCACGAGATGAGCGATCAGGATCACGAAGACCTTGCCGAAGTCCTGCACTCACTACGCGGCCGCGTCGTCCTAAGTGGCTACTGTAGCCCGCTCTACGCTTCCCTGTATGCCGGATGGCAGAAGATCGAACGCCATGCGTTTGCAGACGGGGCCAAGACTAGAACGGAGGTCTTGTGGCTATCGCCCAATTGCGAGGCTTTCGGGCTTTTCAGTGCCGCAGCTTAAACAACCCAGGATATTCACCACGGTGAGGAGTAAGAGATGAGCGTCTACAAACAACGGAATGACTATGAAGGCTTTTCCGTGCCCAGCGGAACCGTCTACAAAATCGCATGCTGCGACTGCGGCCTTGTGCACGATTTTGTGTTTGTCAGTCAGGATGGCAAAGATATTGGTATTGCTGCCCGAAGGAACAGGCGAGCAACAGGGCAACGTCGACGAAAGTTAGCCAATGCCACCTATACAACGGAGAGTGTGAAGTGAGCGCCCCAACTTGCAAAGTAAACGGACTCGTCGCGCGTGGCGGCATGTGTTCAATGATTATTGTAGGCGGAAAACACTGCGGCTACAGCGGCTACTGCGTGAACAAATTAACTGAGCCGGTGGGGCACGTTATGGCGGACGGGCAAGGATGCATCTACAAGCAGCTTCCCGCTGGAACAAAGCTTTATGCCCCACTCCCTCCTAATGCAGCCGAAGAAACGCAGCCGCAAGGCTAAACAGTAGAGGTAGACATGAGCGCAATACTTGATCCGAAATACATCCCGCTTAAGGAGTGGGCGGCTCGCATGTTTGGCGATACCAAACTGCCGCACGATAATACCCTGCTCAATTGGGTACATCAGGGCAAGATCACCCCCATGCCAAAGAAGATTGCTCGCAAGTGGTGGGTACGCCCGAATGCTGAATATCAGGACAATTAATGGGCAGGCAGCGAAGTGCCAAGAAGCGGGGATGGCCTCCGAACCTGTACGAGAGTAACGGTTATTACTCGTATCAGAACCCGATCAACGGGAAGCGGAAAGGGCTAGGCCGGGACAAAGCCAAGGCATTCAGCGAGGCTCGTGCGGCCAATAGTGCTGTTGCCCAGATGAAAGAAAGCTCCCTGGTCAATTGGGTAAAAGGCATCAGCCAATACACCTTCAAGGAATGGCTACCTGTCTACCGTGGCTTCTGGCTGGAGCACAGTACGCCCGCCGCTTCCACCATCAGCCGCGCCGACAATCTAATGGAGCGCTTCAAGGCTGCTGAGTTCGCCTGGATGCCTTTGCAGGACATTACGACCGTTCATATCTCGGAATACATCGACGGTATCACCAAGAACAGCGGTGCAGGAATGGCCGTCAACATGCGCACACGGCTGATGGACATCTTCAACTTTGCCGAGGTCAAGGGCCACGTTGACCGCAACCCGGTAGCCCCTACCCTCGTTCCCAAGTACGAAGTCAAGCGGGAGCGCCTGTCGCTGGAGCAGTTTCTTGCCATCCGCGAGAAGGCATCGCCCTTCCTGGCAAATGCCATGAATCTCGCTCTGTTGACTGCACAACGCCGCGAGGACGTTGCCAACATGCTCTTTGCCGATGTACAGGACAATCATTTGCTGGTCGTTCAAGGCAAGTCGCAAGGCAAGGTCAAATTGAAGCTGGACTTGAATATCCGCCTCGAAGCCGTTGGCATGTCGATTGGCGATGTCATCAAGGCATGCCGGAACTCAGGCGTTGTCAGCCGCCATATCATCCACATAACGCGGACGTTCGGACATGGGAAGGCAGGCGCTAGGCTTGAACCCAATACCCTCACCGGAGCCTTCTCACGGGCCAGGGAAGCGGCAGGAATCGAATCGACTACGGGGACACCACCCTCGTTCCATGAGATTCGCTCGCTGTCCGAAAGGCTGTACAAGAAGGAATACAGCGCTGAGTTTGCACAGGCGATGCTAGGCCATAAAACAGCGTCTATGACGGCCAAGTATGACGACTTGAGGGGCAGCGAATACCAGATTGTTTCAACGCGTTAATTGCTAAAATTTTGAATGAATACTGAACGGGGTAAGCGGAAAGCCGCATGGATAAAGGTTCTTCGCCCTATATAGCCGTTTGCCATAGAAACATATTCCGTTCAGGAGTTTGCGCAATGAAATCAACGGATTAGGTCAATTCAGGTATGCAGGCACCACCCACAAATGACCACTGTATGAACCTAGAAGAATCAATGACTTACACACTGTATTTTGCAAGATTGAACGGGAGGAAGTATGGAAGATAGAGAATTGCTTGAACTGGCAGCAAAGGCATATTGGAGTGATGAAATAGACGATGTTTGTTCCATCGAATGGAGCGAGATCGATCAGACCATCGCTTACACGCATGCCGACAACCAAGACCATAATGGCGTCGATCAGACGTACTTATGGAACCCGCTAGAAGATGATGGCGATGCGTTCCGGCTGGCAGTGAAGCTTGGTATTGGGGTGCGGTACGAGAAGAACTCGCCGCCAGAATTAAGTCTGCCTCGCGAATGTGGTGTTGCCGTGACTGAGGACAAGCGCTGGTTCGTAGAGGAAAGGCGAGATCCTTGTGCAGCTACCCGTCGAGCAATCGTCCGTGCCGCCGCTGCTCTTGCTCAACAATCCACAGACTCAGTGGATAAGACTGTGGATAAGCCGGGTGAAATGGGGATAAGTAGCTGATTCGTCTACTGAAACGTTTAATGCTGTCGGAAAAGGCTTATCATTTATGCAGGAGGAAGGGATGGAAGATAAAGACCCATATGCTGAAGGCGTTGAAGCCGCGCACAAGGGCAAAATCATTGCGCATTGCCCATACCCATTCGGATCTGTTGAAGCGAATGAATGGATAGACGGATTTGAAAGCGTGAAGCAGGCTGATTGATACTCCGAAAACGGAGTGATATTTACGATTTAGCGGAGGGATGATGCAGATAGTGAACGACACCATCATTATGGATGATGGTACGAAATATCAAGCCAACTGCGGCATTATCGGCATCGGCATGGATGATGAGTTCGGCCTGACTCTGCATGAAGGCTATGACGGCGGGCTAGAAGTGGCTCCACGGCACCGGGCAGAGCTGGCGGATTACATGATTGCGCAGTGGCAGGCGTTTAAAGACTCGCAAACTTCTTAGACGGCTCCCGTCCAGCGCTTATCCTTATCCAGCACCATCGGAACAAACATCGGCACCCCGCCTGTAATGATGGAGAGCCCGAGTATTGGCTTTTGCTTCGCGTGCTTCCCGTACCTGAAAGCATAGGCTTGAGCATCGATCAGGCAGCCGGAGTAGAGGCCGAAGAGTAGCGTGGTGCCGTTGTAGAAGTAACTTGCGCCCGCGTTGCCGTGCCAGTGCCCTACCGCCTGCGATTTGCCCTGCCTGATTGCCAGATTCAGCGCCCCATTTTGCCCGGTTGCGCCTTCTCCGTGGGTGTACACCACACCGTCTAGCTCGAACTCATCCGCCCATACCCAGCCTTGTGGTGCGTTCATGAACTCGGCATAGGTCTTCAGGTATTGAGAGGGAAGCCCAGCCTTGTACGCCCGTTTAAACGGTCTCTGCCCGTGGTTGGATTCACAGACTAGCGCCTCCTTGAACAGTGCGTATATCTGCTCTAGCTGCTTTAAACCGGCTGTCAGTTCATGGCCGGGGCTGTAGCCGTTCGGATCTGCGTCATGCGCGGAGATGGCGTGCTGGTCCAGCTCGTCACCGGCTAGAACCGTGACTGTGGGCTTGTACTTCTCAATGCATGCCTGGATGAAGGCGGGCGCATCTTCGTGCATGAACGGGCAATGGAGATCAGGCAAATGCATCACCACATGGCCCGTTTTCGGCTGCTCTACCCTAGCCGTCAGCCCTACCCTGTGGGCTATCTGAATGCGGCTATCAAGCGTGCCGCGGGGGATGCCGAGGGCTTTGGCTGCTTCGGTCTTGGAGCCGTACTGAGCGAGAGCGTCAACGGCTTGCTGAAGTATTTCGTTCGGTAGGGGTGCAGTCGCCATTATTGCTTTCCGCCTAGCTGATGCTCACCGCACCATTCAGTTGCGTCTACGATCGGATGAACCGTGAATGCTGCGTCACCATCGTTAAGGATGGCGGGAGGGTAGCGACGGCATATGCCCACGTCTTCCTGCTCCATGAAGAAACGGCAGTTGCCGCAGTATTCAGAGACGCGTGTAGAGACTGCTTTCTTCTTCACTGGGGGCATGTGTCGCTCACTTTCCGAGCGTCGTTTGCGTGGCCGTCAGCTTGTTCCGCCACCGCTGTATATCTTGCTGCGCAGTTTTCGAATACGTCTGCGAGGGCGTTGGCGTAGTTAATAATGGCTTCTCGAGAAGCTTCGGGCATTCGGCGCTTGGCGTCGGCAAGCTGGTTGCGCAGGCTGTCACGCTCAGAACGAGCGGCATCAGCATCACGGCGGGCAATCTGTTCACGTTTCGCGGCTTCATGTAAGGCTTCCTCCTTGGTTTTGAGCCATGCCCGCTCCTTGGCTCGATACTCGGCATCCTTCTTTGCTGTAGCCACTGCCACCTCTGCTATGGCCTTGCGATAGCCAGCGTTGAATATGGAGCGATACCCCGCCCATGTGATAGCCACAACGATAGACAGCAGGAACACGGCGAGCCCGATACGCCAGGAGAGTGGAATAGTCATGATTGCCCCATGCACTGTCGATATTCGGCTTGCCTGCGGATCGTCAGACCCCTCAACGGCTTGCCCTTGAATTTGTTCCACTTGAGAATTTCCCGGCAGGCTTCCGGGTACTTCTCGGCATTCAGGTACTTGACCAGCGTGGACTTGCAAAACGCTGTCAGGCCGATGTTGTAGGCAAGTGAGAGATAGGCGTCGTACTCGTGCTGATATAGCGGCACCGTCACGCAGCGCTTCACCGCCCCTTCGTATTTCTGCACGTCGGAGAGAGCCCGGTTCACCGCTTTAACCGGCGTCGTCCTCTCGCCCAGCTTGACGCCTTGCGTGGTGCCGAAACCAAGTGTGGGAACATCGCCCTTGACCGGGATGGCGGCTACCTCTTCGTAGCCTTCCAGATTGAGCAAGCCGACAAATGCGGCAGCCGAAAAGGACAGCGCAGCAACTGCTATTCGCAGGCGCATTTCTTCTCCTTGCGCCTTGTCATCCAGCCTTGCACAGTGTTGGTTTCGTAGATACGGATCAAGCCCCACACAATCGAGACAAGCGCCGCGATAGCCGGAAGCCATGCTGCAAGGGTGCCGAGGACGACCGCTACGGATGCGGCGTCGCCGAGTTGTTTTGCGTGTTCTACTGACATGGGCAAAGCTCCAGGCGAAATAAAAGCCGCTCAAAGGCGGCTTGGTTATAATTGGACTTCTACTAAGGGGTTGCTATGGAAGGTACTCTTTGGGGCATGAACCCGATCATGCTCGGCAGTGTCGTTGCAATGATCATTGTTGGCTGGCTATTCAGGGATAGAGAGTAGCCCCGGCATCGCAAGGAATGGCGCAACCGGTACTTGTGGCGATCTAGCTGGAGGCTTGGCAACAATAGAGCCTGGCGCATTCAACAGGCGTTTTGCTTGCACCGAGGCTGCGATATTCTGCGCCGGACCACCTACCAACGATTCACCAAAAGGAATCTTCCGCAGAAGCGGGCTATTCCCCAGCATTTCGAGTGTTGCCATCATTGCCGTTCCTGCCGTGTTCGAGTTGTTCACCGCAGAGCCACGCGGCTGAAATTGCTCATACCGCGCAACACGGCTGATTGCCTTGAGCTGCGAAACCTCTTCCGGAGAGAAAAAGGCATTCAGCTTTCTATCGCCGATTGCAGACAACGCCTTATCGAAGTTTGACGCGCTGAAATTGCCTACCTCATCAGCCGCGCCGCCCAAAGCCTTGGACTTCAGATGCTGGGCAATGATGCTGCGAATCGACTGCTGGGCATCCGGATTAGATGCTGTCAGCTTCTTTAACTGCATGACATCCATCACGTTTGCGTTCTTGCCATTCCCAATGATGAAGTCCTGCACAAATTTGTCCGGCTCGACACCATCTCGAACAGCTTGCAAAGCGGGAGTTTTCTCAACTACGCCCATCCAGGCACGATTCGTAGAGCGAGCCCGATTAAATGCCTCAACAGCGCCCACGCCTTGTGCATCCATTAGCGGCGTTTCGTCTAGCGCTTGCCGCACCAAGGACAAGGATTTTCTTTCTGCGCCATCTCTGGTTGCCCTTTGCAGGTCGCCAATTCGCGTCTTGAATTGCTCTGCCACGTCAACCGTGAGAGGCATTTCGCCCGTCGCGGCACGATTCAACAGGTTGCGCACATCGCCCGGCAACTTCCCGCCCAGTAGGGCATTATCAAGCAAGTCATTGGCCCGGTTGGTAAATTCGCTTGGGTTCAACGCGGCACTTCTGCCGTCCGTGTTCCTTGCCTGCTCGTAGAGGCGGTTAATCTTGGATTGGGCAAAATCCTGCTTTCCCTGAAGGGCATTGATTACCTTGCCTCCTGTCGAGTAGGCATCGTCTGATGTGCTTGCGCCAAGGTTATTCAACCCCTGAATCAGCGTCTTGTTGTTTTGGTTCTCAATGCGGGCCAATTCTTGAAGCTTCGGATCTACGCTGTTGGCTCCCATCTTGGACAGATTGCGTTGCCGGGTAATCAGCGCTGGATCGAGCGTGATCGGGCCTTGTGTCGGGGTTGCCCCCGTCATGCGGTAATCAATCAAGCGCTTTAGTGCTGCATCGTCCAGGTTGTCACCTGTCTTCAGTGCTTGTTGGATGTCGTTGCGAAGCGCCAAGCGAGCGGAGGCCGGTAGATCGGCCAAGGTCGTGCCGGAATTGTTTAGGGCATTTTCAAGCTGAGCATCCGCTCCGTTAATCGGGCGAAATGCGCTCGTTCCTGTTCTAGCAAGACTTTGAGCACCGTGCAATGCCAGCGGAGAAGCAATGCCGCCGAATAGAGAAGCGGCAAATTGCCCAGCCGGGCCAAATCCCGCTTCCCGCGCTGTTCCGCCCGCCGCGCCCGCCCCCGCTGCTGAAGCAGTCTGCATACCCGGATTGGAGCCCATGGCAGAAAGCACCGTTTTAGGAATGCCTTGCGTAAACTGGGCCGCACCTTTAGCCAAGCCCATAAAGCCACCAGTTCCGGCCATCGTGCTCGCAATATCGCCAACAACACGTTCCTGCGCATTCCGAGGAGAAGGCAAGCCAAGACTATCGGCAATACCCCTGAATCCGCCCGGCCTGAATTTATCTTCACCGGCAATAGCATTCATGCCCGCACGGACTGGAGTCGCCACGAAATCCAGTGAATTCCCGATGCCCTCAATTCCATGGCGTGCGGTGAGTCCGATTTGGCGTGGCACATCACCAAGGACGCGCTCCGCCTTTTGCCCCATGGTCGGCTTGGGTAGGGGTTGGGGCTCTTGCGGAGTCTCCACCGAACGCATCTTCATGATTTCGCCAGCCAAGATCGTGGCGGCTTCGGTATCACCAGCGGCGTCTGCGTTGATCAGCGCAGTTTCGAGCTGCTTTATATCGGCCATTAGTTGCCCCCATATTTCTTCAGCAGGCTATCGATTGTGGTTTGGGTATTAACGGTGGCAGGCTTGGCAATGCGGTCAGCATTCAGGCCGTAATCGCTCGCGATGGTGCGGAATTCGGACGCTGCATCGTTGTATCTATTGGATGCCGCCGAGTACAAACCTTCCGCCGACTTGTAGAAGTCTTCACGCTGCTTAGGGGTCAATTTGTAGCCCTTCGCCATCATGTCCGCGTAGTTGTTCACGCGGTCAAGTAGTCCGGTTGCGGACATTGCCATTGCCAGTTCCGACTCACGAACCACGGAGCCCGGATCAAGCAGTTTCATGAACTTGGTTGCTGCTGCCAAGTCATTGGCGGCTGACGGGTTCTTCAGTGCAAAATTGATTTGATCGTATGCGCCCTGCACTTCGCGGAATGCTTTTGTGGTCGGCAGCCCTTGGAAGTCGTTGCGCAGATCGCGCTCATTCTTGAACGTTTCCTTTGTGCCAAGGAAGTTGTTCACGCTTGATGCGGGTGCGTGCGTAACCTGCTTATTAAGGGCTTGGCTGATATATCGCGACCGTACCAGCGGATCTTTTATGCCTGCTGCGTCTAGCATGCGCTCAAGCTCTAGCGGCTTCTCCTGCTTGGGGTTGGCAAATAGCTGTTTGCCGGAGCGCTTGCCAACAAGCGAAGACCCCTCACTGACCACCACGCCCTCATCATCCTTGCTCATGCCTTGCAAGCCTTGCGCCGCCAGCGTAGGAGAGCCAGAGCGAAGCATGGCGCTATACATGGCATTCGCGTCAAAAGCCTGTTGCGGCATCTGCGGGATGCGTGCCGCATTGCCCACTGTTGGGCCTACATCGCCCACAGCTGCGCCTGCCGTCAAAGCCTGTTGCTCTTGTGATGGCATGAACTGCGAAAGATTGCTGTAGAAGTCGCGCACTTTTTGCTGATCACCCACCTGCCCTTCAAGCTGCTGCATTTCCAGCCCAGCACGTTTCGCCTGCAAGTCGCGGATGGCTTTCTGCTGCAAGTTCTCTTGTGCTCCCTGATAGCCCTGCAATCCGCCCACCAGCCCACGGGAAAGCGCCTGCCCAAAGCTCACAGGCACACGGGAAGGCCCTCCCGCCTCCATCATCTGCGCGGCCATGTTGAGCAAGCCAACGGTCTTCGGATCGTCAAAGTTCAAGTTGTCGAGTAGTCCTGGCATATCCAATCCTTAATCGAGGTCGTAGCCGCTTGTCCAGGTATCACCGGCAGCGCCGCCCGTGTAATAACCGTTCGTGTAATTGGAGCCGGCGTTGCCGCTATTGCCGTTCGCATTCTTGAACGAGTTATAGATGCCCAAGCCCGCCATCGCACCGCCCATCACATTGGCCGCCGTGTTGGAGTACATCGGCTGCGTGGAGGTCATCGAACCTCCAAGACCGGTAAAGGGTGAAATCATTCCGGCGACTTGACCGGCTTTGTTGAGGTTGTAGGAATCGTTATTGCCTGCCAGACCGTAGGCTTGAGACAGCAGCCCGCTATTGGCACCGATACCGGCCGTAATGGCGGCGTTGCGCTGCTGGTTGTTCTGCAACTGGAATTGGCCGTTCATCTGCTGCTGGCGCAATCTCGCGTCCTGATTCGCTAAAGCCGCCTGCTGCTGCATGGAGGCATTCTGAGACGCGACGCCGTACTGCTGCGCACCGAGCCCAGACATCGCCCCTAGAGCACGATTGCGGTCAGCGTCATAGGCTCCGGCTTGCGCGGAGACTGCGGCATCCGTGTTGTTCTGTCCGAACTGCGACATGGCACGGCCAATTTGCGTGTTGAAGCTGTCCATTGTCTTGCCTTCAGCGAGGGCTTGGCGGTTGCTGCCGAACTGATTGTTGGCAATGGCACCACTGCGGATATTGCCCAGCAAGCCCTCTGTGGCTTTGGTGGCGTCGGTCAGGTAGTTGCCGAAAGCGTTGGTGCTCTGGTTGATGCCCTTCTGAATGGCTCCGGTCAGGTAGGGGTTATTGCCCGCTTGACCGTACACCATGTCGTTATAAGCGCCGGTCAGGTCAACATTGTTCTGGCCGGGTGCATTCACCTTGGCGGCTTCGACTGCTTCGAACTTGGCTTGTGGTGCAAACTGATTAGCCCCCATCAGCGCATTGGCTGATGCCCGCATGTTGTTGAGGTCTTGCAGCCCGTTCTGCCCGATGTAGGTATCGGAGGCTTTGCCGAAGTTGGCAAGGCCGGGGCTTTGTGGCGTGTCGAGGTTGCTGGTAATGCGGCCTAAAAGACCCGTGTCAGACTCGTAATCACTGTCAGGGTTTGTTATATAGTTGGACTCGACACCTGCCGCACCTTGCCCTGGATAGCCAACAATGCGAGTCCCGTATGTGGGCGTAACGCCCGACTTAAGCTTTCGTCCGCCACCGTACAAGATCGACTGAATGCGCGGGTCAAGCTCCTGCTTTTGCGATGCGCCCGCTTCGGCGGCTTCCTTATTCTTTTTTGCGGATGCGTACGATCCTACTGCGCCAATTGCGGCACTTGCGACGGCCCAAGGCATGATTAATCTCCTCTGTGAGAACGAATACAAACGATCAAGGAGATGCGGTCGCGGTTTGAGTTGTTTTCTACCCAGTGCGGCACGTCATTCCTGAACCAATACACTTCCCCCAGTTGCGGAGCTATTACCCCGTCTTCGAAGCCAAAAATGGCACCCTCATCGTTTTGAATCGGGATGTAATACTTGTCGTAATACTCGGCATGCCAGCCGTGATCGGTGTGCGGCTCAATGCGTCCGCCCGGTGGTACTTTGGTGATCAGCACGCCGCCTAGCCGCTCACCTTCTACGTGGTTCATCAGCCAGAAAATGATGGGCCGGATCTGCGGAATGGCGTGGTACTCGGGATACCAAACCGAGTCATGCTCATCGTTGAACGTGGCAAGATCGGTGTAGTTTTTGAAATCGTTGTAGCGAACCCAGATGTCCGTCATCGCGGTATGCGGCGAGACATAGGCTTCAGCTCTTTGCTTACGTCTTCCGAACAGTTCCGGCTGACGGGCGAGCGCCATTTGCAGAGGAAGCACGTTGATGCCCTCTGCGATCTTCATAAAGCTGCGACTCATGGTTTTTCGATCAGAACTTCGTCGATCTTTTCGGCGTCGGTCTCAGTGGTTGCGTGAATGCAGAACCACGTGACATCCTCAAGAGCGGTAATCTTGTGTTCTGCGCCTGCCTTGATTTCAATGCAGGAGCCGGGGCCGTATTCCGTTGCAACGCCATCTACTTCCACAATGGCCCGCCCCTGTGCAAGCACGCTCAGATGGCAGTAGGAATGCTTGTGGGAGACGGCGTAATGGTCTTTCGGCAGGTGCATTTGCTTGGCGTAGAGCCCGTCCGAAAAGTGATGTTGGATGCCCAAGTCGATTTCAATCATGCTCACCCCAAAAACACCCATGCCGAACCGCTGTGGCAGTACACGCCCGCCCCGCTGCCGGGGTTCCAATCCGTACCGTCTGCTCTCACCACCATCCCTTCACGCGGCTTTGCGGGCTCTACGTGTAGAGGCGTGAGCCACAGCATCTTTTGAGCGCCGTAAGCCGCCTGCTGAATCTTCTTGAACTCCTCACGTAAAAAATCCGGCAACTTGGCCGGATCGGTGGGGACAACTCCTGGTTCGTACATCAGTAAGCTCCTGCGTCTACCACTTCCAAATCCAGGCTGCGAAGCCTCCATGCGCCTTGCGTGTTTGACTCAAACTTGATGGCGGGATAACGCCAGCTTTGCAGTACGTCCACCTTCAAGGAGCTGCCAATCGTGAAGGGTTGAGCTGTTCCCCAGGTCGTCGCAGTGTTGACATCGTTCTTGCCGCCTACCGAGATAAACACGGTGCCGCTGCCATCGATACGCGGGCGAATTTCCTTGATCAGCTTCATTCGATCTGGACCAAGACCGACTTCTGGGAAGCTCAAGCCCTCACGCACGACATAGGCGGAGAAGTTGGAGCCATCAAAAAGGCGCGTGGAGTCCGCCAGATACAGTTCGCTGGAGGCCATCACCATGCGCTGAGCGGCTTGGGTGTAATCGGTGTAGTTGATCGGATCGGTGTAGGTGTCGATTGCCTCTGTCATGGCATCGATAGAACTTGCCGCTACTGCATCGATCACGCCGGATGTAGCGTGGTAGACATCCGGCAGTTCGCGGAAGGTCCAAGTGTTCGTTTCCCAGTTCCAGACGAGTGCCATATTCGGCACTTCCGAGCCTGTCATAGGGATACATACCCAGATTTCGGAACGAGTTGGTAAGGAGGTCAGAAACGAGCGTTGATACCACTGCGAATCAAGGTTCGCTTGCAGCCATCTCCGCATGCGTCCTGTAATCGCACTTTGAACCTGTGCGCCGTTGTTGATGAAGATGTCGGACTGCCCGAGGACCATATGCCCACCAGGGAACTCGGCAATACAGTTGACCGCCAGGGCTCCAGCCTGAGTCGAGATGGGGTCGGACAACCTGAAAATATCCGGCGCGCCGATGTAGGACAGGCGGTAGACGGACGATTCCTTGTACAAATAGAAGTCGTTACCCATCGCCATGCCGTCGATCAGATGATCTGGCGTCGCTGACAGATTATTCCGGTAGCAGTCTTTGGCCGCGTCTGTGTAATCCCACGATGACGGCACAGAGCCCGGCTCCGCAGGGTGTGAAGTCCGGATCATGTGCGGGTAATTCGTGCCCGACTCGGTACAGTTCATTGCAATCAGCGTGTACTTGAAATTACGCAGTGACTTGCAACGAAGGTTTGCATCCCAATTGGTGAGGTCTGCGGCGCTGCCAGAGCCAGCCCAGAACTGCGGCTTGTCGGTCGGGTTGTTCAGGTACGCAATCCCGCCCATGACATTGGCTGTCCAGACATTCGGCGTGGCCGTGTAATCTCCACCTACGGCGCGGGTAATGTCGGTATGCGTCGAGCCGGTAACTGAATACAGCTTGGAAGCGCCGCCATACAGCCAGAAACGAGTTGATCCGCTGTAGTACGGCTGAACCACGTAAGGCGTGACGCTAGGCGTGCCGTAGAGGGCCTGATGGCCCTTCATGCGCTCCACGTAGCCATCGCCAAAGCGAACATTTCTGCCCTCGCTCCAAGCGCCTACAGGAAGCTCATGCGGCAGGGCGTCACGGATGACACCGAACTGCCCGGCATTGGGGATCGTAACCAGCATTAACGCAACTCCGGGGGCAAGTGCGAACGGCGCAGTTCCTCGTAATAGGAGCGCTCGCAGTGGTTCCATTTACCTAGTTCGAGGATGAAAAAAAGCCCGTCAATGACGGGCCTGAGTGCTTTGAACGGCTGTTTATGCCGGGAGCGCCAACAATGGGTTGAAACAGTCTCATCTGCATAGCCACGGAAGATCCACGCGTTAATACACTGTGATAGCGAGATGAGCATTTGTCTCATGGCTGATACTCCGGCAATTCAGCAAGCAACTGCGCCATCGTTGGTTGTGGACGTGTTCCGCTTTGCACCTCTCCCATCAGCTCGTAACACTTGGCCCAGACCAAGCCGCGCCACGTTACAAAAGCCACGCCCTCGCTTTGGAACGGGTTAGCGGCTCCAGCATAGGAACAGGCGGAGATGATGTTGTCGTAACCCTTCTCCATCGCTTTTGCGTCCAGTGCCGCTTGGACGCTCTTCACGTACTCTTCGAGAGTAGGAAGCGCAGTCTTGCGCGCCTCAATCTCGGCAATTTCTTCAGGCGAGCAAGGAACCTGCTTGAATGCCCGCTCCTCTACGTCCCATACGTCATTGAAATAGGTCATGGATCACCTGCTAGTAATTGTTATAGCCGTAGATACGAATGGAGCCCGCCGCCGTGAAGTTTGCGCCGCCCAACCAGTAAAGGCGGAAACCTGAAATGGCGTTGGCTGCTTGATATGCGCCGTAAAGAGCCAGCGCGGTATAGGTTGGCGTTGCGGCGCTTTGTGAGATGGCGTCACCTTTGTACATCTTCATGTTGACGGCATCGTTGACGTTCGTGACATGCAGCATGAAGCCCACCCCCTTGCCCGTATTAAGGGTGGATGGCCCAACGTTGACCACTGCCGTTGCAGAGCTGAGCGAGCCGGTAGAAGATCCTTCGTAATAGTTCGATCCACTATCCGCCGTTCCTGCATTCGCCCAGCGCAGACGCAGACTGTCTGTTGCAGAAGGCTTTAAGCCTTGGCCGATGATCAGGTAATTGTCGTAGCTGGACGTAAAGAGGGAGAGGAAATCAACATTGGCCGCAGCCGATGGTGTCAAGGCAGGCGTCAAGGGAGTCAAACCGTTGAGGATTGGTTGACCGTTTGCGCGTTGATAAGTCACCACGCGAGCCGTACCGGACGCGTCACCGCGCACCTTAGCAACATCGCCCGCCGCCGTGGTGATATTGGCTCCGCCCGGCAGAATCAAGGTTGAGGCATTGTGTGTCAGCGTCAGAGCACTATCAAAAACGAGGGTGCGCTCAGACCCTGACGCGATCGTGATGGCCGTAATCGTTGTCGTGCCAGTGATGTGGACTAGATTGCCGGTGGCTGTATCTAAGTTGATAGTGGCTGCTGACGCAATATCCGCGCCTTTTGCTTCATCCAGTCGCCCAGTGACCTCAAGTTCTGTGGAAATCGTGAGATTAGATAGGGAATTTGTCCAGCTTGCCGTTGTTCCGTCTGTGGTAACAAGCTTGCCTGCATTGCCTGTTTGTTCTGGCAACGCCGCTTGATACGCCAACTGGGTGGCGTAGTCGTACACCGACTCCGCGTAATCCCGCACATCGTCGATATAAGCCTTTGACGGGTTGATCAGGAGATAGCTGGTGCCGTTGTACAAAACAAAGTAATACGTGCCTGCGACCAGCTCGCCAGGCACAACTGCTGTTCCATCCAGCCGCTTGATCGTCTTTGCGCCTAGTGTCGAGACGTTGAGGGTCGGTGTCGTGATCGTATTCGTGACTGGCGGCGAGAACAGCGCAATGTGCTTCGTGGAGTAGCTGTAAAGGGCAGTTGTCGGCGTTAGCGTGTAGGCGTTGACTGCGCCGCCATCCGTGCCGGTGACGAGGATTGCGCCCTCAAAGCCGGGGAAAGTCTGTTTTGCGACCTTCTTGGCTAACCGGAGATGATCATCTACCGTCGAGCCCTGGTCTGCGCCGTCCGGGTTGGTAATCACCAGATCGGCAATGTAGTTACCTGTTTCGAGAGCCATTCTTACCTCGCAGCCTGAATTGTGAGAGCCTGCCCAGAGAAGCGGCTTTCTTTGTCGGATGTGTTGATACTGTCGATTACGCCGGTCATGCCCGCCAACCACTGAGGCGGGCGCGGATCATCCATTGCCAGCTTCATGTAAGGCACGGCCTCTATCAGCGTGGCGTAGAGGTACAGGTCGGGCGCTACGTCGAGCAGCCAGTTTGTGGTGTTGCTGTCTGTGAGAGCGGGAATGCGGGCGTAATAGAAAAGGGAAACGTCTGTGGCGTCGCTGATGTCGCTTGCCAGCACCAATTGATTGCCGCGCCGGGTGTAGTAATTCCCCTCCAGCATGAAGAAATCACGGCGGGTGCGGTAGTCGTAGTCTTCATCGCCTACGTTGAGGCTGATGGCTTCCAGGTAGTCCGCAGGGAGGTCAATTTCAGGCGTGGTGATGCTATCGGCGAACTCTTCCACCATGTCTTCCACGCGGAGCACGCGGTTGAACTTAGCTTCAGCCAGGGCAATCAGCATCGGCACCATGTCCGCAGCGGCAGAATTGTGCAGGAAGCTTGTAACCGTATCGTTTAGCTCGCTGTAGGTGCCAATGCTCATTTGACGGATGCCTTATCAATGATGAAACCGGAGTTGTCCGGGTCTTGCAGAAACAAGGTGAACAAGTTGTCGTCTTGCATGACATCGGCAAAACGCTTGCCTCTGGCCCTTGCCCATGCGTCAATCACGGGGATTGGTAGAGACGCCACATGCCTGTCGCCCATGCCGGTACGGTTGAAGCCTTCGTTGTGCAGTGCTTTGGCGCGCTCAAGAATCGGCGTGACATCGGCCACGGTTTCGAAAGCCACTCGCCCGTCCTGCTCTTCGTGCATGTAGGTGGCGGTAACGCCGTTAAAACTGACTAACTGTTTGCCCATAAAAAAACGGCCCAGGTTGCCCCAGGCCGTTCCTTAAGTTGCTACGGTTGATTAAGCTTGCAGATCGCGGATCGCGCCCGAAGCTGCCTCGTTCTTGCACTTCAGCGTCCATTCAGTATTAATCAGACGCTTCTTGCTATCGCCCGTCTTCGCCAGATCCTCGCCCTTCATTGGGCTCAGGGTCATCAGAGACCACATGTCCGGGTCAATCAGGAAGCAGTCACGTGCACGCTGGTGGCGGCTGTTGATGATCGAATAGCGCCCAAAATCGCCCACGTAGACCTCGACAGTCGCGTTCAAGGTCTTGTCTTCGGTCTTGTCGAACTTGGTAGCGCCGCCAGTGAAGCCGGATACCGTTGCGCGCAAGGCTGCCGGAACGAACAGCTTGGTAGGATTACCGCCCTCTTCCCAGCACTGCTGTGCTACGTCTTTCAACATGGCTTCAGTGAAAGAGCGAAGCGTTCCGTCTGTCGGCGCTGTGTTGGATGTCGGGCTAGGATCAGCGCCGCCTGTGCCTTTGCTGGTGTTGGTTGCCAGCCAGCCCAGAACGCCGCGAGCCTGCGGAGCTGTGCCAGAGGCGGCAGCAATGGCAGTCGTATTCTGCAAGGCGGCAAACTCCATGTCGCGCTTCAGCTCCACCATTTTCTTGGCGTCTTGGTGAGCGACTTCTGACTTGCGGCCTGCCTTTTGCACGATTTCCTGAGTACGGGTAACGGCGTACACCTTCTCGGAAATCTGAGTACGGTTGCCGACACGAACAGTAGGAGTAACGGCCGCAGCGGATGCCTCGTTGCCCTGCTCTACCTTGTTATTGGCTGCGGCAGCCAGCGTTTCAGTCTGCCACTCTTCGTACACGCCGTAGGCTTTCTCCTTGCCGATGGACGACACGAACGGCGTTTCTTCCGGGTTAATATTGTAGATTTCATCAGCCAGTTGCTCACGCAGGCCGATGGCGTCAAAGGTTGCAAACGAATTCGAGAGTTGTGCCATGATATTTCCTATAAGGTCTTGGCAAGCAGAGCGGCGAAGGAGTTGATGTCCTTCTTTTTGCTGAACTGCTTTACCTGTTTAGTGATGTCCGAGTCCACGGCAGTCGATGCCTGTTTCGTCGGTTTCGGAGGGGCGGACTTGACCTTGTTCACCGCAGTAGGCTTCTTGGCCTGTAGATCGCGGAATTGACGCGCATCGTTAAACAGCCGGACGATTCGCGGATCGGTCAATGTGGCAAGCTCCTGGTCGGAGAAGCCGTAATCACGCCCCGTTACTTCAAGTTTGTTAAGGAGTTCTGTTCCAAAGCCGGGCAAGCTGGAAAGGTCTTGCAGCATCTTCTGCCGCCCTTCCACAAGCGTTTTTTGCATCTCTGCTGAGCGCTGCTGATTCACCTGCTCCAAACGGGTAGCTACTCCGTTGCGCTGGTCTTTCAGCTCTCGAAAGCGGTCTTTAACGTCGAAGTACGTAACCGGGTCGTCATCCCTGTTGAGTGTTGGAATCAACTGTTCTAACGATGCGATTTCCGCATCCAACGCGTAAAGCGCTCCGAAGTCTCTGGCGTAGGCATTTACGGTCTGGAACTGCTCTTGGATTTGCTGATGTGCCTGCTCCCGCTCTTGCGCAACCTGCTGCGTCTTATGGCGGTAGTCCTGATCCCGCATGTATCCGCTTTTGAGTTCGGCTACTGGGACTTCGAACTTCTCACCTGATGCCGTTTCCCAGGACACGACACGCTCATCCAGCGACTCCGGTTCCGGTTGGTCGCTTTCGGCTTCGGCCTCGTCGGTCGTTTCTTCCTGTTCTACTTCGGTCTGCTGTTCCTCTTGGACTTCATCGCTTTGCGCCTCCTCTTCGGGTTGGGCGTTTTCAATGTCGTCTGGGGCGTGTTCTGCCTGTTCAAGACGTTGGGCAAACTGATCAATGGTGAGTGCTTCTGACATGTCAAATCCTCTCGAAGAATGTGACTCCGAAAACAAAAAAGCCCGCTAGAGGCGGGCTGTTCGGTTGGTCTTTTTTCGGGTTATGTTCAAGGGCACATAACAAGCCCGGAAAATCAGTTTTGCGGCGGGAAGTGTGTAAAGATGAGGAAGTTCTCGCCTTTAAGCGCGTGATTAAATCCATCATCAGTTCGCGGCATATGCCGGAGATTCTCCGCATCCCATTTGCGTAGCGCGTAACACTCCAGCGGAGTCTCTGCAATCACGCTCAGGGTGCCGTGCTCATCAATACGCGCCTTCATCAGTGTTTCGAGCCGTCGCAGTAGGTTGCAGACAGTTCGCCTTCAATCAGCACAATCCCGGCATAGCGGCCCGGATAGACGCGGTTCTCAGCCTGCGGATGGACAATCTTTGTCACCACAAGGCCCGTCTTCTGCGCTGCGTCTTCGTGTTCTTTGATGTATTGCTCCAGCGGCATAACCTCTACTGGCTTGGTTGGCTTAGCGGCCATATACGTGCTCCTTTACGCGGGACAGCAGCCCCTTTTTCACTTCATCCGCCCTTAGTTCGGCAGCAGCCAGTGCGCCGTTCTGCATGTGGGCGTGGAATACAGCCTCAAACTTCTTTTTGGCTTGCAGCAATCGGCGAAGATGCTCGCTCCCTTCGGTATCACGTAGGGGCATATCCTTCCAAGCTGCAAAGATCCCGTCCTCGATGGCTTGCAATGCCTCTTTCACCATCGGATCGTCCATGATCCGTTTCGCCGCTTCAGCGCGGGAAATATCGATGTGCTGTTGATCGTTCATTTAGAAGCCTTGCGGTGCGTATTGGCGGGAGATGGTTTCGTGGTCTTTACGGTCTTGCTCACGCTGGGCCACGGCCTCTTTCAGCATCAGTTCCCGCTCCTTGATCTGGAGTTCGACGGCCTTTATCTGGAGGTCTAGCTGCTTCATCTCCTTGTCGGCAGCGATCTTCTCGCGCTGGCCTTGCAGCTTGATCATCTCGACTTCCTTTTGCGCCTCAGCCAACAGCGCTTCAGGCGGTGGAGGCGGCGGGCCGGGAGGCTGTACCTTGGCAGGGTCATTGAAGTACAGATCAAAGCCCTTGATGCCCATGAGTTTGAGCATCTGGCGTAATGCGTTGTAGAGCTTGGAAGGATCAGCCAGCGGAGAACCGGCCATCATGAGTTCCTTCTGCTGCACAATCAGCATCTGGAAGTGAGCAATCATTTCCGACTTGTCGCCTGTGCCCAGACCCACATTGACTGTCGCATCCATCTCGTGCGACCACGAGCGCGGATCGAACTCCACCCACTCATTACGCAGGCGGACTGTGGCGGCTTTGTCCTGGTTCTGGCAAACGAGCTTCAGAATCAGCTTGAACAGGTCTTTGACGCCTGTTTCCGCCATGATTCGGGCAATCATCTGCAAGCGCTGCTGTGCGGCTCCCATGATCTTGGAGACGCCAAGCGCAGTTTTATTCAGCGTGTCAGCCTCAAGCCCCTGGTTGTAACGTGTAATGCCGGTACGGATCTCGCGGCGGGTATCCATGAACTCGATACCTTGCAGCGCTTCACCAGCCACGAGAGACGTTTCCAGCGGACCAGCCATGCCCGGCTCTTTCATGCGAACCACGCCGCCAATGCGGTTGTTCAGCAAGTCATCCAGATTCACCCGCCCGTCAATGGCGTAGGTTCTGGGGTTATTTCCCAGATACAAAGAATCGAGGTATTGCCGTGTTAATGCGGTGTTCGTCTGCTGGATCGGCGCCGTAGGGTCGGCAAGCGCAAAGCCGTGGATGCGATGCGGAATCGGAATAGGCGTGACAACACAGTAATCGTGGCCGTCCGCCTCGTCATTCTTCAGCGTCTCGGAGCCACGCAGGACATAGCGCCACTCGGCAATCCCGTCGCCGTCATGATCACACTGCACATAGCCTTCAAACAGAACGACTTCCTCCATCGCCTTATCCAGCGTGGTTTCGTCCTGCAAAGTGTCTAGGTCGCTGTCCGCATATTCCTTGAGCGAGTCGCCTTCGTCCATCACACGCATGTCGTAGCTTTGGACGGAATAGGCCTCGGCCTTGGGAATGCCCATTTCCACCAGCTCAGAGCGCGTGTAGCTGTTGTACTGGCCTACCAACGTGGCGTCATAGATCGAACAGGCGCGGCGGGAGACAATGAACGTTTCCGGGCGCACGTTGCGGATGCAGACTTGACCCTTCTTCTGGGTAATCTTCAGTGTTACGTCATACAGCTTCTTGGACGGCTGCATGAGCATCTGCTGCACCTGCATTGCCTGTTCGGGAGCCATGACGTTCAGCCCGGCAGCAGCTTGTGCCCTCTGTGCCTCGTCTTCCAGATCAGGATAGGCGGCTTGCTCAATGACCTCAACGCCATCCTGTTGCAGCATCATAGTGAGCTGCATTTCATCCAGGCCCGTGTACTCTTCCTTCGTTACCTTGTCATAGTCATTCCAGAAGGCGCGAACAATGCCCAGCTTTGCGAGTAGCGCGTCCTTGAACCATGTATTAAAGATCAGAAAGCCGGGGTTCTGCTTCTTGACGATGTGGTTGACGTAATCCGTGGCCTGCTGTGCGTAGCGCTCGTCCTCGATGCCTACAGGCTCGAACTCGCCAATGTTGTCACCAGACAGGAAGATGTCGAGCAAAGAAGGCAGAGCCGACTCCACCACCTCAAACACATCCCAAGAGACGATTTGCGAGCGGCCCTCTACCTCGTTACCATCAGGCAGACCCAGGTAATAGGCGTAGTTACGCTCCCGCTCCGGGTTGATGGCGTGCTGCGCCCACGCAGTAGCTTGACCAATTTCATGGTCTAGCAGCGCGTTGAACGTGTCTTCGGGTAGTTTAGCCATAATAAAAGCCGCTCCAGGCGGCTATACGATTCCCATAGGTCGATAGTTGAGGCTTCCGCCCCACATTTTTGATACCGGCTCAGCAAACGTGAGCCCCAGCGCGTCCGCCGTATCTGGCGATCTAAAGCCGCGCTTCTTCATGTCTTCCTTGCGCTCCATCTTCAGAGCGTTACTGCTGTCGTAGGCGTATCGAATCTGCGTCAAATCCGCCTGGAGTTCGTCGCTATCAGGGATCTTGGCGGGCTGCTTTTCCAGCCATAGCTTCATCTCGCCCCACATCTCAGCGCGCTTGTTTGTGTACTTGGTTTCGTCAATCGGAGAGTTTGAGCTGTTGACCTGGAGGAGCTGCACGCTCTCATCCTTGATCAACTCGGCAAGGCGGTCATAGACGCCAGCCCCTAGCCCCCCTACGTCTACCGCCACTTGGTCAGGCTTTACCTCATCAATAATGGTCTTGACGATGCCAGCCACTTCCATCGTGCTTTTCTTCGAGAAGCTTCGTATCCAATGGACTACGCGGCCCTGCCTCAAGCAGACTGATGTCCGGTCATCACCAAAGCGGGCGGGATCGACGCCAAGCTTCTTTTCGCCAATCGCCTCAACGCCTTCCGCCTTGCGAGCAGCTAGAACCAAATCAGGCTTGATATATGGGTCAAGGCCCGACACTTGAAACGCTTCGGCTGCTGTAGCCGGATATTCCTGCTTGAACAGCGTTTCATCCTTCAGCTCGACGATCTTGGCTCTGCGCCAAACCATCTGCTCCAGGTCTAGCCCGTAGGCTTCCCGATATTTCTTTTCGTCTTCGCTTAGCTCGAAGCCATCAGGCACAGCCTTGCGATATTCCGGCTGCCAGTACCACGGCACGAAGATGGCGATGTATTCAGACTCGCCCGCCTCTGCTGCTTGCCATTGCTGATGGAAGTAGTTGCCAACACCGTTAGCCGTAGACTCAAGCACCGCCTCAGTTCCGGGCTCATCCGGTATAGCCTGCAAGATGCCTGCTGCATGCTGTTGCGCATTCGGCCAGAAACCGACTTCGGAGCCGTGAAAAAGCTGAATGGTTGAGCCGCGCCCTACCGCTTTATTCCCTGCTGTCCCGACCTTGTAGCCGGAATCAATGTTGCTAAAGGACAGTTCCTTGGCATTTGCCGCGCCTGTACTTGGCCTGACTACTGCCGGGCAATTCTCGTGATACCGCTCTGCCAGCTCAAATAGGTTGTTCGTCGCTTCTTCCTCATGGGTGAGGATGAATGCCCGCACCCCCTTGGAATGCGTCACACGCCAGTAAAACCGGCCTTCAACGTAGGTAGAACAACCCTGCTGCCTGCCCTTGAGGATGATGGCCCGAACCTTGCCAGTTCTAGCTCTCTGCTCCTCGATGCGCTGATGGATATACCGCTGCGCCTCGTTCAACTCAAGCGGCAGAACCTCGCCTGCCTTCGTGCGAATCTTCAAGCACTTGGCTGCGTAATGTAGAAAGTCATCCTTTAACCGCTGACGGATGGCCTTTTCTCTTTCACTCAAGCTCATCTAGTGCGCCCTCGTGGTTTGTCACGTTGGCATTCATCTCGATAGATGACAGCTTTGGATGGATATACGGAGCAGCAGCCTTAGCCGCCTCAAACCGCATAGCCTTTAATGCAATGACCTGTGCGGGCTCAGCACCCTCCGGCACTGTGTCGCTGCGCATAATCTCCAGCATGAACTCAAGCGGCGTAATTCCTTCGCTTGCCGCCTTGTCCGCTATGTCGCGTGTCTTGGTGCTGGCGCTGCCTGCCTTGCGGCCTGCGCCATCGCGCTTTCCGCCTCGTGGCATGTTTGATTTCCTTTGATTGTTTTCAAACACCCTCACCCGGCGTAACATAAACTGTTGCCGAATCAGAGTTGGTAATGCCGGATATATGGGTTGCGCCGCCCTTGCTGATTACCTCTATCACTCCAGGAGGAATAGGCAGATCGCTCGTCGTCGCCGCAACCGTGGCTCCGCCCGCCTTGATAAAGACAGTCGTTGTGCCCGCGTTGAATAGGCGGATCGTGCCATTGCGCGTAGGAACAGCAACACGCGTCCCGCTGGATGTTGTCGCCGCTAGAGTCTGCGTTCCCGACTCCCAATCTGGCGCAAAGGGCACTGTTTCAGCCATTCTTCGTTTCCTTTAATTTCGCCTCTAGCACTGCCTTTTCACCCATCAGGTTTTGCAGATCACCTATCAGGCTGCCCATTAAGCGGCCAAGCACCAGACTTGCTGCGTCTGCCCTGATCTGATTTTCTTGCTGCTGCTGGACTTGTGCGGCCAATTGTTCGGCGAAGCCTGTTTCGCTCGGAAGCTCGCTTGGCTTGTCTTCAAGCGTTTGATCAGGGATTAGCCCAGCCATACAGGTATTGCTCCATTTGAACCATTGACAACTACCCTCAGCCAGAACGCGGGGTTGCCTGCCGCCGGGGAATTGGTCAGCGTCGCGGTGGCCGCTCCAGCGGAGGAAGTTTGGTTGGTGTACCGAACGCCACGGTCGGAAAGGATCTCTGCCCCACCTGTGACTTGCAGAATCGTGCTGTTGCCACTGTTTGCACTTGCTCCAATGACCACAGGAGCGCCGCCAGAAGGAATGGCAATGTTGAACTTACCCGTTCCCGCTGTCAGTTGGCCGTAGAAACCAATCGTGGAACTAGATCCCGCCTGGTTCAGCATGTTGAAGCCGATTACGTTGGCGGGAGCCGTACCTGAGAACGCGTTGGCACGGAAGTAATTGACGTTGCTGATCGTGCCGGAATTACCAGATATGGAGGCGTTGAAGTTGGCTAATGTGCCCACTGTGCCGCTTGCACCCACATTTGCCAGTCCGCCCTGCACTGCAACAAGGTTCGTTACTGTGCCTGCTGTGACTTCCGTCTTACCCTCAGCGCCAATCAACAGGGAGGCAGTCTCCCCGGACGAGTTCATCAGGGCGTAACCCATCGTGCCGATGTTGTGCCCGATAGCGTCAAAACCGCCCGTTCCGGTATATGTCACCTTACCTAGAACGGGGATAGTTACCGCGCTCGATTGCCCGCTTGGATTGGTTGTTACGTCAGCCTGAGCAAAAAGAAACGTGCCGGATGAACGCGTAGAACTGGAACGGGAAATGGATAGAGTGCTGAAGACGCCAGCACTACCCGGCCCTTGTCCTCCCGCTCTGATCATTTCCAGTCCTATAAATAAAAATGCCCGCTCATCAGTGAAGAAGGCGGGCAAACACGTGTTTTAAGGCACGCGAGGGAGAAATAAAAACGCCCGACCGGAGCTAACCGTATCGGGCTTGTGAACGTGCTATCAAGGGAGCCGCCTGCAATTTCACCTGCTGTTAGCTAAGCTACAGTGGCAGGAGAATCCTCAAGCGGCTCACTTCATAACGCTAGTTCTTCAGCTTCCATCCCAACTGCTCCCTGATTCTCTCAGGGCTGGGAGGTGGCTCATTGGAGTTGCGCCGCTCTGTCTGATACGCCCTTACCTGCTCTTTCGATGGCTTGGTGATCATAGCGGCCTCCAGGCGGA